CCCGGCAGTTCTTCCTTTACGACGGCAGCGCCCCGAAGGCGATTGACTGCCCGGTTCGGGACTACGTGTTCGACACGCTGTCCCCGGTGCAAGACGTCAAAATCTACACCGGGTCGAATAGCCAGTTCACGGAACTGTGGACGTTCTATCCGACGGGAACCGACAACCTCGAATGCAGCCGTTACGTAACGTGGAACTACGTCTCCGGTGAATGGTCCATCGGGACGTTCGACCTTACGGCGTGGGCGGATCGTTCCGGGGTCGGAAACCCGATAGCCGCGACCGACGACGGCAACCTCTTCTTCATGGAAAGCGGGACCGGCGACAACGGCGCGGCCTACTCGGAAGTCTACATCGAATCGTCCCCCGTCGAACTTGGGGAGGGCGAGCCCTTGATGGACGTGTTCCGTTGGGTGCCCGACTTCAAGGACATGGCGGTCGGGGTCAATTTCTACCTTTTGACCCGCGACAAGCCCCAAGGCGTAGAAACGACGGAAGGCCCGTATGTTGCCGGCCCTTCCACGGAGGACGTGACGATGCGCGTCCCCGCACGACAGGTGCGCGTCCGCATCGAAAGCCTGCCCGACCCGGCCACGACCTGGCGCTTGGGCGCGGTGCAGCTTGAAGTCCAGCCGGCCGGCGGGCGGAGGTAATCCATGGCATCCCTGCTTGACGTGCTGGTTGGCCTGTTCGGGGCCGACCGGGTGAGCGGCTATGCGCCCGCGACGGCGGCGGCGAAGACCGAAGCCAAGCCCAACGAAATGTCGACCCTGCCTCGGATCGAGATGCCGATCGAGACGCGCGGCGCGGACGATGGCGGCATGGGCGGGGGCTCCGGGCGCGTGAGCAACCCGCTCGAAATCGAGATGGGGCCGATCTACGACTATTCGTCCGCTGGCCGGATCGGCGGCGCGCTCGGCGGCCTTCTCGGCGGCGGCATCGGGGCCGGGATCGACACCTATCGCGGCATGACGCTCGCGGGCGCCGACCTTCGGGACTTGGGCATCCCCAACAACCTGTCGGCATTGCAGGCCGGCGCCTACGCCGCCAGCCCGTTCGGCGTCCTCGGCAAGTCGCTGGACCAGCAGATGCTTGAGGCGGCCCTCGGCGCGCAGGGTAGCCAGTGGGGCGTGAACGAGAACACGATGGGCGACGCGGGCGTCCCCGACGCGGGCGACCGCACGACCGATGCCGTTGGCAATTCCATCGACGCCGTGTCCCGCGATTCGACGGGCATGGGTGGCGATCCTGGGTTCTGGTGAGGTGATCCGATGAGCATCTTCGACAACCTGTTCGGCACGGGCCGCCAGACCACCACGCAGACGCAGGGCGTCCCCGGCTGGGTCGAGGACGCCGGGCGGCGGAACTACGTCACCGCGGAACAGGTCGCGGGCGGCATGTACCCCGACAACCTCGGGCGACCGATCCAGTACACCGGGCCTCGTGTCGCGGGGCTCACCCCCGACGAGATGACGGCGCGCACCAACGCGCGGGGGATCGAGGGCAACCCGTTCCTTGGCGAAGCGGCGGGGATGGTGCGGTCGGCCGGGAACGTGGACAGCGGCGGGCGGAACGTCGCCTTGGCCTCGGGCCAGCGGTTCAAGGACAGCGATACCCAAGCCTTTATGAACCCGTACATGGACGCCGTGTTCGGGGAGATCGAGCGCACCGGCGATCGGAACCTCAACGACATCCGCGCAAGGGCGGCGAAGGCCGGGGCGTTCGGCGGCTCGCGGCAGGCCGTTGCGGAAAGCCTCCAGCGGGACCAGACCCAGCGTCAGGTCGGACAGGTCGCCGCGCAGGCGTTCGAGAGCGGCCAGCAGCAGTTCAACACCGAACAGAACCGCGGCCTTCAGATCGCGCAGTTGCTCGATCAGATCACCAACGCCGGGGCGAACCGCAACCTCGCCGCCGGGCAGGCGCTGGGCAACCTGGGGCAAGCGGAGATCGGGAACGACGTCACGCTCGTCCAGTTGCTCAACCAGTTGGGCGGGCAGGAGCGCGGTATCGCGCAGGGCATCTTCGACACGCAGTACGGCGACTTCCGCGAGGCCCGCGACTATCCGCTGCGTCAGTTGCAGATCCCCCAGTCGGCGCTCACCGGCACGCCCTTTGAGCGGACCACGACGCAGAGCGCGCCGGGGGCGAGCCTGCTGTCTCAGGTCATCGGTGCCGGCGCGACTGTTGCCGGTGCTGGCGGCCCGCGTGGCTTTGGCTTTTGGGGGAAGTAAGCCATGACCGGCGTGATCCAAGACGACGACGCGATTGCCGCTGATCAGTTGGCCGCGCTCATCAGCGCCCGACCTGCGGCGCGGAAGGCCCCCGCCGTGTTCCCCGAGTTGACCATGGAGGCGTACCAGCAGGCCGTCGAAAGCGACCGCGCCGCGCGGCCTTACGACCTTCTGCTGCAACTCGGCCTCGGCATGATGGCGAGCAAGTCGCCATCCCTGTTCGGCGCCGTGGGCGAGGCGGGGCAGGCGGCGCTTGCCAACGTCGAAAAGACGGGCAACCAGAACGTCCGCGAACTCGTCCAGAAGGCGCAGATCGGCGGCCAGATCGCGGCGGGAGAGCAGCAGCGCGCGACACGGCAGGCGATACGCACCGCAGTCGAGAGCGACCCCACGTTGAAGAACGACCCGACCAAGCGGGCGCTCATCCTCGCGGACCCGGATGGTATTGGGAAGGCGTGGCTCACCGCAACGATGCAGGGCCAAAAGCCGACGTTCCGCACCATCACGCGCGGCGACAAGCAGGTTGACGTCCTGATGGACGGCAGCGGGAACGTCCTTCAGACGCTTGGGGAGGGGCCGCGCTTCGCCCCGCGCGAGGCACCCGAGACGTTCAAGCCGCTGTCCGCAGATGAGGTGAAGGCGCTCGGACTCCCGCCAGGGACTGTCGCACAACGCAGTGCCAAGACTGGGCGGGTGGACATTCTCAACGCGGGGCAGGGCGGGGGCATCTTCTTGCCAGACGGGACTCCGCTTTCGCCGGTCCCGGCGGCTAGCGCCCCATCCGCCACGCCCTCGCCCGCCACGGCACCCGCTGCGCCAGAAGGGGGCGCCGCAGGCTTGCGGCAGGGCGCTGCGCCCGCATCTGACGGATTTGTGTTTGCGCAGGATAGATCTGGCAAGCCAGTCACGGACGGCTTGCCCCCCGGCTATGCTCTCCAAGTCAACCCGCAAACAGGGGAGCGCCGTGCCACACTGATTCCGGGCGCTCCTCAAGGCACACGCACTGTCACCACGGCCCAAGGCGTGTTCCGGGTCAATCCTGACGGCTCGCTTGGCGAAAAGTACGGCGACGCCCCTGCCGTTGCGTCTGCAACGGTCAACATGCCGCCGACTGAAACGGCGATTATGAAGGAGAACGTCGCGCTGCTCGGGAAAACGCGCGAGGCGCTGAGTAACCAAGGCGACATCCTCCCGCGGCTTGACATCATTCAGCGGCTCGCGCTCGCCGGCAACGAATCCGGCCCGCTGACGTCGGCGCTTCTGCCGTTGAGGAAGGTTCTCGTCGAAGTCGGGGCATTCTCACCGGAGGAGGCTGAAAAGGTCAGCAACCAGCAACTTCTCGCATCGACCGCGGCATTCATCATCCCGCGGATGCGCATTCCCGGGTCCGGTGCATCGTCGGATCTGGACGTCCGCATGTTCACGCAGGCGGTCCCGAACCTGTCCAACAGCCCCAGCGCAAATCTCCTCATCGCTGGCGGCACCAAGCAGATGTATCAGCGCCAGCAGAAGGTGGTCGACGCCATGGAAGCATGGTTGGCCGATCCCAAGAACAAGGGGACGCTATCCGGGTTTGGGCAGTGGGCTGACCAGAATATCGCCCCGGCGTTCCCGCGCATCCCGACCGTCAACGGCGCAGAGGCGCACGGCAAGCTGCCCGCCGGCACAGTCTACATCCTTGAAATGCCCGATGGCGTGCAGCAGTTCGCCGTGAAGAGGTGACCGCATGACCAACGCCGCCAACTTTTGGGAAGCGGATCTGGTCCGCCCCGGCCCGGTCAATCCGACGCAGCAGCCCGCCGCTCAGTCCGTTGCGCCGACAGCCGTGCCGGATTGGGCGGCGAACGAGATCGTCGCTCCTGCACCCCCGCCGCCGGCCGCTGAAAAGCCGGCCGATGTGCCGTGGCATTCGATGCTCACGGGCGCGGGGCGCGTTGGCGAGGACGCGCCGGAACTTGGTTCCATCCCGATGGACCCGCTCAGTGGCGGCGATTGGACCAAGCGGCTGAAGATGACGCTCGGCCAGTTGGTGTCGGCCGACGAGAAGCAATTGCAGGACATCGCCATCGCCACGCTCCCCGGCGCAAAGCCGGTGCAGGACCGCTTCGGGAACCCGATGGTCGAGTGGCAGGGCCAGCGGTACTACGCGAACCGTCCCGGCATGTCTGAGCAGGACATCACCAAGCTGGTCGGGGATGTCGTCGCGTTCGGCAAGGCGGGCAAGGGCGCGGAGATCGCCAAGTCGTTTCTCGGCCGCATCGGGCTCGGGGGGCTGATTGCCGGCGGCGTGTCCGTCGGGCAGGACGCTGCGGCCATGGCGCTGGGGAGCAAGCAGGGCATTTCCGGCACGCGCGCGGCCGAGACGGCGGTCGGCGGTGCGGCGGCGGAAGCCCTGATGCCGGTGGCGTCCAAGGTGTCCACGTACATCCGCAACATCGCTTCGCCCCGTCCCATCGTGGACGACGCCGGGAACCTGACGGCGTTCGGGCGCGGCGTATTTGAGCGGATCGGCGTCGATGCGTCAGCCTACACGGCAGCGCAGCTTCGCGAGATTTCCAACCTTGCCCGGAGTGCCAGCGGCAACGTCGATCAGGCGGCGGCACAGGCGGTCGGGACGGTTCGCGGCGGCGAGTTCAACATCCCGCGCACGGAGGGGCAGCGCACGGGATCGACCGCGCAGCTGAACCTTGAAGACTCCATGCGTTACGGCGGCCTCGGGGACACCGCGCAAAAGCGGTTCCAAGAGTTCGACGCCACGCAGCGCGAGGCGGTCGGGACGGCGGTTGAGGGCGTGCGGCGCCGGATCTCAGGATCGGAACTGCCGCGCGACGAGGCCGAGATCGGACAGGTGTTGCAGGGCGCGGTTCGCCAGACTGACGCTCAGACCCGCGCCGCGACCAATGCGGCTTACGACAGGGTCGGGGAACTCGGGCAGGCCGCCAACTCTGGCGCTGATCTGCTGAGTGCGACGGCTGATGCGACCGGCGGGTTGCGGGTCGCGGTCAAGGACGCGCTCAACGACGTCATCATCGACGACACGATGGCGGGGACTAAGACGATCCTCAAGGCCATTGACGACGCCACGATCCGATCCGAAACGAAAGCTGGGGTCGAGGCTGTCCCGTCTGCGGCCGGCGGCGTGGTGACCGCGCGATCTCAGGCCCCCGGCGAGTTGGTGATGAAAGACTTGCCGATCGGCGAGTTTGAGCGCATCCGCCGCAACATCAACACGCGGCTGAACGACCCGGCGGTCAAGAACAGTGCGGACGGCGTGGCGCTGACGCGCATCAAGAACAGCATGGACAAATGGCTGGACGACACCGTTGAGTCCGGTTTGTTCAAGGGCGATCAGGAGACCATCGACCTCCTCAAGACGGCGCGCGGTGTCGCTCGGGAGCGGGCTGGGTTCTTTAGCCCTCAGGACGCGGCGACGCGCGTCCAGACCATGATCGAGAAGGCGTTGTCTCGCGACGCGACCGGGCAGGAGATGTTCAACGCCGTTTATGGCGCGGGGCAGATCGGCACGGCAGACGGCACGAAGGCGGCGCTCCAGCACCTCGCCAAGATGTACGGCACGGACAGCCCCGTGTTCATGGCGCTGCGCGAGGGTGCCGTGCGCCGGATGGTCCAGGGCACCAAGGAGGACGTCCCGTCCTACCGGATGATGGCGAAGCGCATCAACGAGACGCTGACCGGCGACGGGAAGGAAGTGGCGCTGTTCCTCTTCCGACCAGCGGAGCGCGCGGAACTGCTCCGGTTGCGCGACGAGTTGCAGATGCTTGACCGGACCACGACCAAGCAGAACGCATCTGGCACCGCCTACAAGGCGAGCCAGTTGGTCGGGCAGGCGATCCGCATGGCGGTTGGCGAGGGTGCGGGGCAGTTGGCCGGGGCCACGCCGGGCGTCGGCTCCATCGTCGGCGGCATCGCGGCGCGCGGTGTCGGAGAAGTCGTCGGCGGGGCGCGGGCCAACACGGCGATCCGTCGCGGCGAGGCGGCTCCGGTCTTCTCGGAGATGCCCATGAACGAACTCGTGCGCCTGTCTCTGCGCGGGGGCATTGCCGGCGCGGCTAACCAGTGAACCAATAGCCGTATTTCACGCGGAAGGCGATCTGCATCAATAGAAGGCCGATCAGAAGGCCGAGCGTAAACCGCCACCCGAACGCCGCCATCCCGCCGAAGACGAACAGGCCGGCGATGGCGCGAGCGAGCGGGTCATACATCCGCCCATTCTAGCGGGCGGCACCCTCTACATCTATACCCACATAGGAGCCCCTCATGAGGCCAGCGGTGTATGCCGCTGCGGTCGCGCTCGCCTGCGTGTCGAGCCCGGTCGTGGCACAAGTTCGGCTCCCGTGTATGCCGCTGGAAAGGGCGGTCGAACTGCTCAAGGGGCTCAAGGCCGCTCCGGTGGCCGAGTTCACGGACGGCGACGGCGACGTGTGGGCGCTGGTCCGTCTGCCTGAGGGCAAGGCGGCGGTGATGCTGCTCTCCCCGGCGAGGGGCATGGCGTGCGGGGTCGAGGGCAACGGCCTGCGGGTCCATCTTGAGGGCGAGCCGTCGTGAGCGCGGGCGACGTGACCCCGATGCTCGGGCTGGCCGTGGTGACGCTGGCGCACCTTGTCGGCTTCGTCTGGTGGGCGTCGAAGCTGACGACCCGCGTGGATCACATCGAACGCTGGATCGGGCAGAACGAACAGACGTCAACCCGGCTGACGGAGTTGGAAGTTCAACTTCGGTCGGTGGGGGAGAGCCTCCACCGGATCGAAGAGCGGCTGGACAAGATCGGGGGCCGGTGATGTCCGGTCCGCGGCTTGAAGAGGATTTCGTCCGCACTCGCATCGAAGCGTGGTTGCGGAACGACAAGTCGGTGGTCCGCGCGGCGGCGGAATTGGGCATCAACACCAAGACGCTCGGAAGCACGATCTACTCGGCCGAAGGGCGGCGGATGGCAACGGAGTTGACCCAGGACTTCGGGTCGCCGGTCCCCGATCTGGCACCCCGTGAGGCCCCGAAGTACCGCAAGATCGGCCCGCCGGATGGCGTGGTCCGGGTGATGGTCATCGGCGACGCGCACGACGACCCGCGCATTCCAGACAAGTCGCGGTTTGCCCTGATGGGCGCTCACGCCGAGGCGACCCGGCCCGACGTGATTCTGTCCATCGGGGACTTCCTTGACTTCGCAAGCCTGTCCACGCATGAGCGCGAGGACACGTATAAGGCGCGCGGGAAGCCCTCGTTCATGGAGGACATGGCAAGCGGGCTGGAGGCGTTGCAGGTTTTCGAGGCGCAGTTGTCGCCTGACTACCAGCCACGCAAGCACATGGTCGCGGGGAACCACGAGGAAAGATGCGAGCGCGCCGAGGACATCGACCCCAAGGCGCGGGGCATGTACGTCGGCCAGCGCAACACGCTCTTTGAGTCCTTCGGCTGGACGCACCAAGCCTATCGGCACTGGACGGTGATCGGGGGCGTCGGTTTTACCCACGCGCCGCAGTCGATTATGGGCAAGCCGCTGGGCGGGAAGAACGTCGAGAACACGGTGGCGAACGAGTCCACGTTCTCCGTCGTGTTCGGCCACACCCACCGCTACAACTACGTGCGCCGGGCCAAGCAGGGATATGGGAACAGCGTGACGGTCGTGAACGTCGGGTGCGCGATGCCCGAGCGGTTCGTCCCGGCTTATGCGACGGCGCTCCCGACCGGATTTACGTATGGCATCGTGGACATGATGATCGAGGGCGGGGAGATCCTGTCCGCGCCGCTTCGCACGTTCCGCGAGTTGACCCGGCTGTACGGGGAGCCCCGTGCCGCATAAGCGCGAGAAGCGGCCGAAAAAGCCGCCGCCCCGCGAGCCCCGCAAGATCCCTAAGGTCGAGTTCGCCCCTGCCGATGAAGGCGCGGACACCCTCGAGTTTGTGATCGACCCTGAGTGGCCGCCGAAGCCTGACGCTTGAGCGCCGCAGAAAAGAAATCCGGCCCGTACACCCATCGGAGCCTAGGCGGCGGGTGCAGAGGGGCCGGACATGATGGCCAGTGTATAGCACTGCTGCGAACCGTGGCGCAAGCCTGACGCTGGAATGGGGGCCTTTCACCCCCATTGGGCGCTCTCGGCGCCTGACTGCGCCCGGCGATCAACTCGGGCGGCCCCCGTGCGGGTCTTCCCCATCAGCGGGACTAGGCCGCTGACGGGCCAGCGGCGGCACGGCTCTGCACTGGCACAAAACCACTACCACAACCTATGGAGCCTGTCCATGGACCGGGAAGTCGATGTTCTCGCGCGCACGCTTTACGGCGAGGCCCGCGGCGAAGGCCGTGCGGGCATGGAGGCCGTGGCCAACGTAATCATGAACCGGGTGCGTCACCCCTCGTGGTGGGGCAACAGCGTCGAAAGCGTGTGCAAGGCGCCGTGGCAGTTCTCGTGCTGGAACAAGGGCGACCCCAACCGCGCGAAGATCGAGCGCGTGACGGATGTCGACCAGCAATTCGCGATGGCCCTACAGGTCGCGCGGGCCGCCGTTACCGACAAGCTGGCCGACCGGACTCAGGGCGCTGACCACTACTATGCGCACGCCGGCGTGACGCCGAAGTGGGCGAGCCCTGAGAAGGTAACGACCGTGATCGGGAACCACACGTTCCTGCGGCTCACGATCCCGGCCCCTGTCGAGGCGCCGAAGCCTTCCGTGGTCGAGACGAACACGGCGAAGGGCACGGCGGCGATGACGGCTGCTGGTGCGGCGGCGGTCGCGGCTCAGTGGGTGCCCATTGCCGAGGGCATCGGGCGCCTGCCGATGTGGATGGGGATCGCGGTGATCGTCATCGCGGCGGCGGCGGTTCTGGTGTGGCGGGCCAAGCGATGAGCGCCTTCCTCGCCCGCCTCATGGCCCCCGTAGGGCAAGCCCTTATGGCCATCGGCGTTGCCGCTGCGGCCTTCATGTGGGCGCGTCAGAGCGGCAAGAACGCCGCCCGTGCCGAGGCCAACGAACAGACCCTAAAGGACGTGGAGACCCGCAATGCGGTGGAGCGTGATGTTGCTCGCGAGCCTGATGCTTCTAAGCGCCTGTTCGACGAGTGGAAGCGGTAACGGGTTCTGCGCGGTCGCCAAGCCGATCCTCGTGGGCGATGGCGACGTTTTCACCGACGAGACGGCGCGGCAGGTGCTGGCGCACAATCTGACCGGCCGGGAACTGTGCCGGTGGTGAGCGACGAGACGATCCGGGGCCAGACCCTTGCCGCCGCCGGAAGGGCCGTCCTATCTGACCGCAACCGCGAGTACGGCGGCCCGGAACAATCCTTCGGCACCATCGCGGGCCTGTGGTCCGTGATCCTGTCCCGTCCCGTCACCCCGGCGGAAGTCGCCCTGTGCATGAGCGCGGTGAAGATCGCCCGCCTGACGGCCAACCCGACGCACGCCGATAGCTGGGTCGATCTGGCGGGCTATGCGGCGTGCGGGGCGGAAGTCAGCGGGGCGGGTTCTCAGGCATCGGGTGGCCGTTGAGGTCGTACTGCACCGCACGCACCTCCAGTTCCGCGACGCGGGCCGTGAGGGCGTCGATGTGGGCCAGCAGGGCGGGGATGTCCGTTTTGCACCCCGCAATGAATGCGGCGTTTGCCACGGCCTGCGGATCATCAAGCATGGTGCCGTCAATGTATCCGCCCTCTAGCGGGATCGGATGGTTATAGCCACCGCACGCCCGAACTGTCCCGCCATCGGCTCGCCACTTCCCCGGCGTCGCGGCCTGTTCCCTCTCCCGGATCGCGGCGAGGTCGTCATCCGTCAGCATCGGGGGTCTCCGTCGTGAGCCGGGCGCGTAGGGCGGCGATGCATAGGGCGATGGGCGCGTGCATGTGCCGCGCCTCAACCTTCGGATCGTCTTTTCCGTGCCAGCGCTCGCCTCTTAACTCGTGCGTTCCCCAGAGCATCAGTCCCGTCCCGTTGCCGGGCCAGATCATCATGCTATGGACGGCCCACCCATCCGGCACCAGCGTCAGGGCGGCGTCGAGGGAGGCAGTGTAGGTGGGAGCGATGCTGTCCTTGACGCTGCGCCAGCGACCCCGCCCGGATGCCCGCTGGAACCG